GGATTGGTCTGGGAAGTTGAAGTTGAATGGACAGGAGTTTTATCTGTCAGCATGGGAGAAGAAGACTAAGGCTGGAGATACGTTTTTCAATATCTCATTAGGAAATATGGTCCCAGCACAGCCGACAATGAGTCAGCATTTGATAGATAAAGGCAATGGGTATGCCCCCGGCGATAGGAAAGAGACGCTGGATGAGGAAATACCATTCTGATATAGTTGCCACGGGGAAAGCGGATACTGTGGTTCGGCATATGCCCCCTTGCGGCAGAAGTTCCACAGGCGCAGCGAGTACCCCACCTAACCCTTATTAAAGGAGCCACATGAAATACCTATTCGCATTCTGGCTGGCAATCACAGCCCCTCTCGTTTACGCTTCCTGCACAGATCGTACCTATTGCGACCAAGGCAAGTGCATGACCTGTGTAACCTGTTGCCATTTTGGTGTAAGCTGCAACACAACCTGTAACTAATGACGGGTTGCCCAGCCGAAGGTGGCGCAGGTTTTTTCTCGTTTTTTCTCCCTGCTAACAGCGGCAGCAGAAGTCAATACCTCCAAGTGTTGACTGACTCTGCGGACACCCCGGAAAGACGGGGCTAACAACTATGGCCGTCAATAAACAAATACCCTCATTAAAGAACTGGGGTGGGATCAGAACCGTTCAGCAACGGCTGGGTGGGTCAACGACCATCGCTAAGAACCGAGAAGCCGTCGCCTACTCGTTGTTGACTATTGCCAATACCAAGATTACCGACATTATGGAGTGGGATGATCAAGGCAATATCAAAGTCAAAGCTAGTAAGGATATGCCCGAACACGCCCTGCAAGCCATCAAGTCCATCAAGGTCAATGAGAAGTACGACAAAGAAGGCGGGTGCATCAGGACATTGGACATCGAACTCTACGATAAAGTCGGTGTGCTACGAATACTAGCAAAGGCAAGTGGCCTCTTAGATACCGTCGAAGAATCCGATAAGCCGAGTGTCATTGGTATTAACGTCAAAGCACCCGAAATCATCGACATAGAGCCAGCCCATGAAAACCAAAGAGTCGAGTAGTAAAGCATTGCCCACCACAGGGCTAAACCTTGACTTCTCCACCAGCCCAATGGTCTGGAAGTTCTTGCAGTCAAAAGCTTTCGTGCGCGGCATCATGGGACCAGTAGGGTCGGGTAAGTCATACGCCTGCTGCGCTGAAATCATGATGAAGGCCGTTCAGCAAAAGCCTAGTCCCGTAGATGGCATCAAGTACAGCCGCTTTGCCATCGTGCGAAACAGCTACCCGATGCTGAAAACAACGACCATCAAGACATGGATAGACCTGTTTCCAGAGAGTACCTTCGGTCCACTCCTGTGGACACCACCGATTACCCACCACATCCGACTACCCGCCAGAGATGGTGCTGCTGGTATCGATTGCGAGGTGATATTTCTTGCGCTGGATCAGCCAAAGGATGTCAGAAAGCTGCTCTCGTTGGAGTTGACCGGCGCATGGGTGAACGAAGCGCGTGAATTACCCAAAGCAGTCATCGACGGTCTGACCCATCGCGTCGGACGATACCCAACAAAACGAGATGGCGGTGCAAGCTGGCACGGCATCATCATGGATACCAACCCAATGGACGACGATCATTGGTGGTTCCGCATGGCAGAAAAGGAGAAAATGAGTGGGGCATACAAATGGGACTTTTTCAGACAGCCCGGAGGTGTCCAAGAAGCCGATGTTGCAGAACTGCCAGAAAATCCTGAAGCTAACGACCATATATATAGCGCAGGTCGATGGTGGAAACCCAATGCCAAAGCAGAAAATACGTCTAACCTGCCGGGGGGTTACTACCAACAAATGCTGCTCGGCAAAAACCTCGACTGGATCAGGTGCTACGCCGAAGGGAAATACACCTATGTGCAAGAAGGCAGGCCAGTCTGGCCCGAATACGACGACAACCTGATGTCGCAAGACTTGGACTACGAGCCAAACTTGCCCATCCAAGTCGGCCTCGACTTCGGTCTGACTCCAGCCGCCGTCATCGGCCAGAAACACCCCTCCGGCGCATGGCACGTACTCCACGAAATCGTCACCTTCGACATGGGCCTTGAGCGATTCGGCCAACAACTGCTCGGCGAACTCAATGCAAGGTTTCCAAAAGCACAAATAATGATCTGGGGCGACCCAGCCGGTATGCAGCGCGACGCAATCTACGAAGTCACCGCCTTCGACCACCTGCGAACCCTTGGCTTGAGAGCGCAACCTACCCCAAGTAACGATTTCAAAGTCCGGCGAGAGTCCGCAGCCGCACCCATGCAGCGACTAATTAGCGGAAAACCCGGATTGCTGGTGGACAAATCCTGCAAACTTCTTAGGAAATCCCTAGCAGGCGGCTACCACTTCAAGCGCGTGTCCGTTGGCTCCGGCCAAGAACGCTTCCGCGACGCACCTAATAAGAACGAACACTCCCACGTGGGTGATGCCTTCGGCTACCTGCTACTAGGCGGCGGCGAACACCGTAGAATGACCAAAACACCCCTCGGTCTAAGCGGCCAGTTCGTTCAACAAGGCAACGCCAGCACGGATTTTGATGTCTTTGCATAGAAAGTGATATCAAAGAGATAGCATTTATATTGCTGTTTGCAGGGAAAAGCATACAATTTTTGGAAAATATTTTGTTAGGAGGACAATATGGCAATCTATATCGCAGGCGCAATGCTACTTGGCTCGGCTTATCAGGCAAATGAGGCTAGAAGAAGCGCAAGAGATGCACGTGCTGTTGCTGAACGTGAAGCAGCAATCCTTGAGCGCCAGACCCAAGCCCAGATCGAAGCCCAGCAGCAAAATGCTTCTATCGCAAAAGAACGCCTTGCTGCCGAAAAAGAAAGGTATGCGGCAGAAAAGTCTACGATGGAAAAAGAAGCTATGCGCGTGGCTCAAGAACTAGAGTCTGAGCGTCGCAAAATGGGATCGGAAGAGTCCTCAAGAATGAGAGCTAGAATCCGTGGCGGTAAACGCGCTTTGTTGTCCGACGAACGCCTAGCACCAGAGGTCGGAATGCTCGGCCAAGGGGTCACTTATGGCTAAGAAAAAACCAACCCCCAGAGAACGTGAGATAGCACAACTCGCCAAAAGCTATCAATCTAGCATATCTCAACTTCAGCCAGAGTTTCAAAATGTGTTTGCTCAAAAACAGGAAAAGCTGGCTGCTTATAACGCTAGGATTGGAGAGTACCAAGGCAAGTTAGAGGCTTTCAATAAAGAATTAGCCGCATATAAAAAAAATCCACCACAAAAGTTAGTTAGCAATACTTTTGAATATAACCCATATTCCAATCAAGTCTTTGTACGAATACCCAATGTAGGTTGGCGGGAGACTTATCCTAGAAACCAACTTCCATCAGGTTATTACGTTAAAGGCGACGGCGATTACACAAACGTATATACCAATGTACCGGCACCTAAATTTACAGAAAAAGAACCTGCTGCCGTAGACTTGTCCGAGCCTGAGACAAAAATGGCAGAAATAGAAAGTAAGAGGAAAAACCTTGCTCAAACATTTGAGCGAGAGACAGCGGAAAGACGCTCTTCAACAATTCAAGCAGTCGGTCAACGCGCAAGATCAAGACCGATGTTAGCCAAAGGAGTAAACCTTAATGGATAAGTTCCAAAAGAAAGTGCAGAAAGTCATGCGCGAGTACAAGGCTGGCGGTCTACATTCTGGCAAAGGCGGTCCTGTGGTCAAAGACCCCAAGCAAGCGCAAGCCATTGCCCTGTCCGAAGCACGTAAGGCTACTAAGCAAAAGGCGTAATCATGGAAATCAAGATCATCATTGGCGAAAAAGAAAAAGAAGACGAAGAGATGCCCATGCAGCGCACACCGTTCCAGCGTAAGGCTGCAAGAATGTTCGCAAAAATGGCGGGAAGAAGCAAGCCCAATGCGGAGGACATGAAGAAAGCCGCTGAAATCGAACACGAAGGCGAAGAAGACTAATGGCCGTTACCGAAGTTGCTCTCGAATCACTGACAACTAAGTCCCGGTTTGTCACGCAGGTTCAAAAAAACAATGCTGGCAACTACGTTGTAGCAGGCGCTGATGCGCCATCCATTGTCGTTGATGTCAACCACCAGCGTAACCACGACGGCAGAGCCTTCTTTGCCTACAAGATGTACCCGACCAGCGCCAAACTAGCGGCGGGTGCAAGTATCGATATTGCAATAGCAGCACCATCTGGGGTTTATCCTCATTTAACTGTTGAGGCGCTGTGTATCGGCGACGCAGAACTGTACATCTATGAAGCGGCAACGGCCAGTGGCGGCACAGCATTTACTCCGATTAGCAGAAACAGGAACTATGCAGTTAGTAATGTAAGCCAAGTCGCAATGGTCATCGGCCCAACAGTCACAGCACTTGGTACTCAGCTTGATGCACAGATTATCCCCGGTGGCGTAGGCAAGAAATCGGGTGGCGGTACGGCAGGATCATTGGAATATGTCCTAAAACCACTGACAACGTATCTGTTTCGACTGACAAATGTAAACGGCGTTTCACACGCAGCGCATCTAGCCTTGGAGTGGTATGAATAATGGCTGATTGGATAACAGAGTATCAAAGCTTTGCTTCCCAAGATTGGAAGCCAACATCTCTTGCGCCTAATGAAGAGGCAAAGTTCAGAACGTGGATTCAAGGAACAAAATTATTTAACTCTGTTAAGTCAGATATTGCTCAAGAAAACAATCTTGACCCTGCAAAACTAGACAATAACAAAGTTATTGATATGTTATCAAGCGAAGGTGATTATGATTACCGAGGCGCGTGGAAAGCTGGGGTCAAAGAAGTAATTAGCAAGCATGACAATAGACCGCATTGGCCTTCGTCTGCCGGTGACAAGATGCTCAAGTCGCCAAAACATGAAACGGCGTGGAAAGAGTTTTTTGTGCGGAAGTACAACAAAGACCCAGACGATATTGGGCTTTCAACATTTGACCAAGCAAAACAATGGACGCTTGAAAAGGAACAAAAGAAAGCGGCTCCTATACAGCGCGGTTCTGATCGTCCAATGTTAATGAAAGAAAAACTAAAGTGATGAACAAATCCAAAAAAGAAGTGTGGGATAAAGAGCGTCCTAAAGATTTGGGTGAGCCGAAGAAGTTGAGCGAATCGCAAAAGCGTAGTGCTATGCGTCGCGCACAGCAAGCCGGTCGTCCTTATCCTAACTTAATCGACAACATGGCCGCAGCACGAGGCGGCAAGTGAGCAAGTACAAAGACCCTGAAGGCGGGTTGACCGAAGCTGGTCGGCGCAAGTTCGAGGCATCCGGTGAGAGTAAGAATCTAAAGCCGGGAGTCAAAGAATCGTCGCCAACAGGTGAGAAGGCCAGACGCAAGGGTTCTTTTTTAACGCGCTTTTATACCAACTTGAGTGGGCCATTGGTTGACGAGGATGGCGATCCAACAAGATTGGCGTTAGCAGCGAACGCATGGGGTGAGCCTGTGCCAAGAACACGCAGTTCTGCCGCACGGTTGGCAGCTAAAGGTCGAAACCTATTAGAGAAATACAAGCTGGAGAGCGATAATGGCTGAAATGTCCTACACGAAGGGTACGCGCCGCAAAGCATACCAAGGCAATAAGATGCCAACGGATGAGATTTTGCGTCGTGCCGAGAAAGCGCAGCGCGATAAAGATTTGTTCGAGTCTTTGTACCGCGATGCCTATGAGTTTGCCCTGCCGCAACGACAGTTGTATGGCTACTATGACGGCAACTCTAAGGGCGCAAAGAAGATGGCGCGTGTGTTTGACTCGACAGCCATTAACTCTACCCAGCGTTTTGCGAACCGCTTGCAGTCAGGCATCTTCCCACCACAGCGTAAGTGGTGCCGACTAGAGCCGGGGTCAGATGTTGACCCACGCCAGAAAGACCAAGCACAGGCCATCATGGATGTGTACATGGAGAAGATGTTTACCGTCATTAAGCAGTCGAACTTCGACATTGCTATCGGTGAATTCCTGTTAGACATGGCAGTTGGCACGGCTTGCATGATGATTCAGCCGGGGGATGATGTGTCCCCGATCAACTTCACGCCAATCCCGATGTTCCTTGTGTCCTACGAGGAAGGTGCGAACGGTACGGTAGACAAGATATACCGTCGGATGCGGATGAAGGGCGAGGCTATTGAGCAGCAATGGAAGGATGCCGTATTCTCCGAACACTTGCAGCAGATGATCGATGCCAAGAAGACCGACGAGTTTGACTTGTTGGAGGCGACCGTCTACGACGCAGAACGTGGTGACTGGTGTTATCACGTTATTGAGTCAGGCAGCAAAGAGGAGATTGTCTATCGTCGCATGATGTCCTCGCCGTGGGTGATCAGCCGCTACTCGAAAGTCGCTGGTGAAATCTATGGCCGTGGTCCGCTGTTAACAGCATTGCCTGACATCAAGACGCTGAACAAGACGCTTGAGTTGCTACTGAAGAATGCCTCGTTGGCAGTCGCTGGTGTCTACACGGCAGCAGACGACGGTGTGCTGAACCCACAGACGGTTAAGATCGTTCCGGGCGCTATCATCCCGGTGGCAAGAAACGGTGGCCCACAAGGTGCATCGTTGACTCCGTTGCCTCGTGCCGGTGACTTTAATGTCAGCCAGATTGTCATTAATGACCTGCGTCAAAACATCAAGCGTACTCTGCTGGATGAATCGTTGCCACCAGACAATATGTCTGCCCGTAGCGCGACAGAAGTCGTTGAGCGTATGAAGGAACTGGCGCAAAACTTGGGTTCAGCGTTTGGTCGTCTGATCAACGAAACCATGATTCCAATGGTGGCGCGTATCCTGCAAGTGATGGATGAGCGCGGCCTGATCAATATGCCGCTGAAGGTCAATGGCCTAGAGATTCGTGTTAGCCCTGTTGCCCCGTTGGCAATGGCGCAGAACATGGAAGAGATCAACAACATTATGCAGTTCATGCAGATTACCGCAACGATGGGTAACGAAGGTCAGCTTGCGGTTAAGACAGGTGAGTTGATTGACTACATCGGTGACAAGCTGGGCATCCCAAGTTCGGTTCGCAACACTGGAGCAGAGCGTGGCTTCCTAATGCAGCAGCAGCAAGAGATGATGCAGCAGCAGCAATTGATGCTGGCAATGGCCGGTCAGCAGCAAGCCTTAATGGAAGGTCAACCAGAAGGAGGTCCGGGTGGAATGTGAACTGCATCACCATTTTGCCGAAGGGTTGTACGCCAAAGAGTATATGTTGCCCAAAGGGTATGCCATCCCACAACACGCGCATACCTATTCCCACTTGTCGATTCTGGCAAAGGGCGAAGTCGTTTTAGATGTAGACGGAGTGCAAAAGTTTTACAAGGCTCCGGCTTGCATCGAAATAGCCGCAAACAAAATCCACGTAATCGTGACTCAGACAGATACGATCTGGTACTGCATTCACGCAACAGAACAGGCAGAAGAGGCAGCTTCGGCTCCGATTGTGCCAAGCAAGGAGGCTTATGGCTGGGTGGGATGATCTAGATGCAATGCAGGAGTCGATGGCTCCTAGAGAATCAAGTGATGCAGATAAGTTGTGCCTGCGTGTGTTTGGCACAGAAGAAGGGCAGAAGTTGCTCAAATGGCTACGGGATACCACCATTGAGCAGCCATGCTGGGGACCGGGAAGCGATGCTTCTTACGGTTATTTTTTAGAGGGACGATGCTCTTTAGTTAAGGAGATTGAGTCCCGCATCCATAGAGCGAGGAACCTTTGAGCGATAACGAAACGGCAGTCGAGCCTAGTAATTCAGAAGCGTCTGAACCTACTGGCCTACTTGACAACGTAGAGGCTAGTGAAGACAAAGCTCCTGTAGACAGCAATCAAACTGCGGTAGATCACCGTGCCGCAGACTCCATCCCCGATGACGAGGCGGTTGACCGACCCGACTGGTGGCCTGAAAACTTCTGGAACAAAGACAACAACGAACCTGATCTGGAGGGCATGGCGAAGTCTTGGAAAGACCTTCGTAAGATGGTTTCCAAGGGGGCGCACAAGGCTCCACCAGAGGGCAAGTACGACGTTTCTGCCTTTGGTGAGAACGCAGAGAATATGCAGTTCGTGCCAATGTTTAAGGACTGGGCTGCTGAAAATGGCATCTCCCAAGCCGCATTTGATGATATTGCACAAAAGCTAACAGGTCTGGCTAATGAGGCAGTTGGCGTTTCTGACGTTGACATTCAGGCCGAACGTAGGGCATTGGGTCCAAATGCCGATGCTGTGATCAATGGCATGGTCAATTGGGCAAGAGGTCTGGTAAGTAAGGGTGTCTGGTCATCCGAGGATTTCGAAGAGTTCAAGATGATGGGTGGTACTGCCCGTGGTCTGAAAGCACTCTCGAAAGTCCGTGAGGCCTACGAAGGCCGCATCCCGACACAGGTTCAGCCAACAGAAGGCCAGCTAACAGACCTAGAACTGCAAGCAATGG